CCTCGCCCATCGAGACCATTTCCAAGCCGGGACTGTTGATCTAATGAGTTTCCCCGTCGCCCGTATGGGTAGTCTCGTCATGGTCGATGGTAAAATCGGCAAAATCATCAATGGGGTGTACACGCACCTCGTTGAAGGTGGTGGGGCGGGCGGTTCTGGCGACGGGGTCTCTGCCGAAGTTGCTGAAACTGAATCGGTCGGCATGGAAACCGAGGACATGGAGCCGACAGAACGTCGGACTTACCTCGACAAACGATATGGCCCCGGCTCAGCCGATGCGTTCGACCGCGCCACGCAAGGCGCCACGTCCGATCCCGGCGGGATGCCGGGCGAGGTCAACAACGGCAAAAACGTCTACAATGGCCAGAACTGCTCGACCCCGGACAGTGCGGCCGATTCCATGATGGTCTCGAAATATTTCACCGTGGGCCAACTGTCGTCTGGCATCTATCAGGCCGAGAACCGCCACTCGATTCCCACGACCACCGCCCTTAACCTGTCGCGCGGCCAAGTCATCTGCAACCTGAAATTCTTGGCGACGAACTCGCTGGACCCGTTCAAGGATTGGCTGACCTCCAGAACGCCGTACACCTTCAAGCCCGGCAGCGGTTTCCGCAACGCCACGAACGGCTCTGACCACAATCGGGGTCAAGCCGCCGACCTGCACATTTTCAAGGGAAACGCGCGCATCAGCCGAGAAGAGCTTCGTCTTCTGGCCGTCAAGGCGCTGAAGGAAGCCAAAATCCCCTTCACCCAATTTCTGCTGGAATACAGCGGACCGTCCAGCTTCGGTTGGATTCACCTCGCCAACCGCCAAAGCGGCAACTCCGGCCTGCACGTCGGATATAGCCTGACCGGCGGCGCCCCTTACCACCCAAACATGCCGGTGAGCGTATGATCGACCTCAAAATCGCCGGGGTCATGGCCACCCTGAACTCTGGAACATTCCTTGATTCGAACCTGACCAACCAACTCGTTGATCGTTCAAACAACAGCCTGATCTCCAACGCCACGCTGGCGTTGACCCAGTATCGAGACACGATCACCGATCCGGCCATGTTGACTTCGGTGAACAGCGCGATCTCGACGTTGACCAGCAACGCGACCTATGACGATCTGTCCACCCTGTCGAGCCATATCGGAACAATCGGTCCCGAGATCGGCTACCGCATGACGACGTTCGATTCGGTCATGTTCGTCAGCGGTGACACCGATACGGCCAACAGCGTCGGCGATGCTTTCGGATCAGCATTCACGGCTCGCACCTTCGTCAGCGCTCTGTCCGACATCCCCGCCCTGACCGCAAGCGGCGCCGACCCAACCAGCATCCTAAATCGGGTCAACCAGATCAGCGCCACTCCGGCAACCGTCAACAGCACGATCACCGCCGAACACACGTTTTTCTCCAGCGCCAACTCGATCATCGACCAATTCTCACAAGCCAAGGAAATCGTTGGCTTCTTTTCGGATTCTAAATTCAAGGCTGTGCTCGGCGCCATCGCCAACACCTCGGTTCTCGGAATTCTCCGTTCATAGCTTGCACCCGGTTTCGAGATGTGGTTAATTTGGTAAACCATATTTCGAAACCATATTTTGCAATGCTCACACCTGATCCTCTGCGCCACAAATTGGTCTCGCTCGTCGATAGCCGCATCGCGAGCTACGTCGTGGTGAAAATTGAGCCACAGGAAATGCCGCCCGCCAACGTGAGTAATAAAGTGGCGATGGATTTCGTGATCAACAATCCTCCAAAAATAATCGCGGAACTGGTCCCGACACAGCAATTCATTGACTGGGCCAAAGAACACGAATTCGAGCATAGTTTCTTTCCGGGTAATAATGTCGGTGAAATCTATATTCAAGCTGAAAATTACCGAGATTTCTTCTTTTTCAAGCTGAGTTGGTAAGATGAACAAAGAAATTCTGGATTATATTGCCGCTCTTTCGAAGACCGATAAGAAAACCCTCTCCCAGAAAGCACTGAAGACGGCCGAGGAAGTCGGCGAACTTGCCAAGGTGATCCTGCCGTTCGACGGCGCTGCCACCTCTTCCCACCGGTTCGTGGCGACTACCCGCATCCTCGAAGAAGTGGCGGACACCGTTCTGTGCGCTCTGAGCGTGGCCTACAGCCTTGGTTTCACCCATGACGATATCAGCGCATGGATGCTCCAGAAAGCCAAGTACTGGGACGAAATCCAGAACCGCGAAGGCAACATCAGCTACCCTCTGCCTTACGAAATCCACCTAACGGTCTCCGGCGCCCGTGGGCTGAACATCGATCAGTTCAAGATCGATTGCGCCAAGCTCGCAGTTAAACCTCTGCTGATCGACCTTCACAATCGTCAGGGCGAGACGATCATGTTTGATGCCCAGACCTCCAGCGTTCACATGGGCGACAACAGCAGCGCCTACCTCGAAATGAGCCGGGTCAATTCCGGCATGATCGAACTCGGATACGAAGTCGTTCGCCAGAAAATCGAAACCGTTCCGTGGCATCCAGCCGCGCCTTCCTCGACACACAGCCGCCCGGAGATGCCGAAGAACTGTTACTTCGAAGCCCACTTCAACATCGTCGTGGACGATGAACGGATGGTGAGGCTACGGGCAGCGGCCAAGTTCCTCGGAGCCCACTTGTCGCGAAATGCTTTCAAGAAAATCAGCGACACCGACTACATCATGATGTTGACGTATCGTGAATACGACGATCCCTTCGAGCATTTCCAATCAAAATGCGACTTCATCGTCGGTCACTTGACCGGCTTGGGTTTCGATGTCCCGAAGACCATCACGGAATTCTCCATCTACGACACTAAAGTGTCCCATGATGCAGCTTGGTTGGTGAGCAAATGACCCAAGAACTCGAAATCGGGCAAGAATACGAAATCAATCTCTACGCAGGAGATGATTTTCGAACGGTAGCTTTTACCGCGCGTTACATGGGCGACGGACAATGGAACACGTTTGGTGATGACTGGACGTTTCCTATTCATCCCGCGCATGATCCACGCCCGGCTCTTGCGTCTGACAACGTTCTTCTCCCAGAAAAGAATTTTGACGTGATGTCACCACCGATGTCTTCCGAATGGGGTACCTCGGAATTGGTTGACGAAAACGTTGAATTCGGCGTAAAACTCTTCGAGCCGACGCATCGCCATGTCGGGCGCAGCGGCCTCGGTAATCAGGGCCTCTACGAAGTGATCGCCGAAGGGTACCTTCAGGTGTCTGATGCGCAATGGGATGAAGCTTCGGTGACCATCTACCGAGGCGCAGACGGCAAATGGTGGGTCCGTCCCACCGAAGAATTCAACGACGGCCGCTTCGAAGCCGTCTGATCAGGTTTGAACATGCTCGATCTTAAGTACGTCCGCGACAACGTCCAAGCGGTCATCAGCGAACTTGGGCGCAAGGGGGTGTCCCACAGCGAAGCGTCGAGCATCGTTCAAAACCTCGTCGATCTCGATGCGCGCCACCGCAACGCCATCCAGCGCACCCAGACGCTGCTGACCGAGCGCAACGAGGAATCGTCGAGGATCGCCACCCTCTCCGGCATCGACCGCCAGAACGCCATCGCAGGCATGGGCCAGATCAAAGCCCTGATCGTCGAGTCCACGACGGACGAACGCGAGTACGAACAACTCGTGGCCGTGGCCCAAAGGCGTATCCCGAACCTTCTGGCCTTGGGCGTTCCGCTCGGGAGCGACGAAAGCCACAACCGGGAAATCTACCGGACCATGTCGGTTCGGACAGCAACCATGAATTTCGAGCCAAAGGATCACGTCGAACTCGGCGAAGCTTTGGGCATGATGGACTTCGAAAGCGCCGCGAAGATCAGCGGATCGCGCTTCGTCGTGACCAAGGGTCCGTTGGCCCGCATGGAACGGGCTCTGGGCCAGTTCATGATGGACCTGCACGTCAATTTCCACGGCTTCACCGAGGTCAATCCCCCACTGATCGTCAACACCAAATCTCTGGTCGGCACGGGTCAGCTTCCGAAATTCGAGGACGATCTGTATCGCCTCGACACCGATTCGGTGGACGGCCAATGGCTGATCCCGACCGCCGAAGTGTCGATCACCAACCTCGTGCGCGAAAGCATCATCCCGGAAGATCAACTTCCTCTGCGCTACGTGGCCTTGACCCCATGTTTCCGGGCTGAAGCCGGGAGCGCTGGGCGCGACACGCGCGGCATGATCCGCCAGCACCAATTCTACAAGGTGGAACTGGTCTCGATCACGTCCGCCGATCACGCCGAGGACGAACAGGAAAACATCCGCATGTGCGCCCAAGCCGTGCTGGATTCCTTCGGTCTCGCCTATCGCACGGTCCTGCTGTGCGGAGGGGACACCGGCTTCTCGGCCGCCAAGACCTATGATATCGAAGTCTGGCTCCCCAGCCAGAAAACGTTCCGCGAAATCTCCAGCATCTCGGACTTCGGTGACTTCCAAGCCCGGCGAATGGAAGCCCGCTACAAGCCAAAGAGTGGCAAGCCACGCTTCGTCAAGACCTACAACGGTTCTGGCGTGGCGGTCGGCCGAATGCTCGTGGCGATCATGGAGAACTTCCAAAACGAGGACGGCTCGATCACGGTCCCATATGCTCTGCGACCGTACATGAACGGCCTTGAGGTCATCACCAAATGAAACGGGTCGAGACTGACCAAGAACGCCACCGGCGTTTCGACTGGTATTGGGAACTCGGCGTGTTCGCCATCCCGTTTCTGTGGATGCCTCCGGCCATGTTTTTGATTCGCCGGTATGTCTATGTTCCGATGGATCAGATGAACCTCATGATGGGAACCATTCTGCTGTTTTTCGGATGGATGGGAGTTGGATGCTCTCTCCGGGTCAATAATCTGAACAAAGAGATAGCTCGCATGAAGCGCGAGAACGAGGAAGACGAGAATGAGCATCATTAAATTCCACAACCGGTTGAACTCCAAGCTGATCGGGTCGGTTCTGGATTACAAGCTCGCGGCCGAACCCAATTACAAGAGTATCATGATCGCTGGAGGATTGATCACTTTCCTCCCGGTGCTCGTCCCATTCGTACTGATGGTTCTGTGGCAGGCGGATGCAAATGCGTTCATTCGGGTCGCATTGATCGGCTTGATTATGATCTTTTGGGGCCAGATGAATGGCTACCTCTATCGGTCGTGGTGGCGCGCCGAGATGGTCAAGAAATACCCGGATTTGCATTATTTGTTCCAATAGCTCGGATAAGATCGATCAGTGCGATGACTGAATTATCGCTCTTATTGTTCTTTGCATAGTTCAATGCACAGGATACAAATTGGACGTTTCCTTCAACGTATCCAAGTGATGAATCCTTGCGATCGAGGGATGCTTGCGTATTGATGTCTCCACGGGTTTTTAGGTTGAGTGGTATTCCCGACCAAACACACTGACCGTCTTGGATATTCCACAAAGAACTAAGATAATCCGTAGTGATGTCTACATCCGAATGGCGCTGTCTCGCAGTCCGTACAAATCTTGAAAATGGGGATTTGTTTGCAGATCGCCGTGTATTGTGTTCAATCAAACGATTGCGATTTTCGGTTGAATGTTTCCATGGTGTGAAATTGCTTTTAACGGTCACTGACCCCCAACATGACCGAGAGCAATAGAATACTGAGTGGCCAAGTTTCACTCTTCTAGTGTGTTCTTTCAAAGGCTTTGTGAATTCAGCGGAACATTGCCCGCATACGAGAGTGATGGTTTGCATCACTTATTTATCGTGGAGACGATAGGTTAATTTTGGTGGAATTAATTATTGCGCAAAAAACAAATTCATGCGTAAATAAGAATGTAATTGTTGACCTGAGTTTCTACCCGAGCCAGACCCGAATTGCGATGTTCGGCGCCTCCACCACAAACGCCCGCGCCTCCACCATGCGGACGTTTGTCATTGGGGGCGAATTAGTATCGATGGGCGGCGAACGACGAAGCGAGATTTCCGGTAAGAAACGACCGTCAATCAGTTCAAATTTGTAATTGTCAACGACAACGTTGCCATGGATTATGCTATCGCTGCGTAAGCAGTGATTGTTTCCGGGGTAGGGAGCCGGGTCTTCGGACTTAGCCTGTCAACAGAAAGCTCCCACTTTCCTTAGGATTTTTCGATGAAATATTTGCAATCCGACACCATCTTCTCCTTCCTCAAGGAGGATGGGACGCGTATCTGTGTCGTTCCAGTGGATGGCGAGGTTCATTACAACGATGTCGGCTTCAGCGCTGGCTTCGTTCATTTCGCCGATCCGGAAACCGGCCTGAAACTCGGGTTCTGTGGCATCGACCGTTTCGAGACAAATGCCGATGAAACCGGAGGCTATGAAGGCCTCTACAGCGATCTCTTCGACATTGACGAAGTCACCCCACTCTCCGGCGTTCTGAACGACCAAGCCCTCACCGACCTTGCCAAGCATTTCAAGGGAATGCTCCCCAGCAGCACGGGTATTCCCCAACTCGGTCTCCTTCTCATCCATGAATTGAGAGAGACGAGAAAGGCCCTCGAAAAGGCCTGATACTTAATGTCCGGCCATAAGTGCTAGGACCGTTAAGCTATGTGAGAACATCCCAAGTAATGCCCTAAATAGCCTAGGCATTTTCTTGGGAGAATTGCATATGGCTGAAATTAAAAACTTTGGGATTTCTGGCGTTGGTACCAACGTTCAACTCGGCAAGGCTGGTCCTCGCCTGAAGGTGAACGCAGGTACGGTCGAAGCCCGGAATGCGGCGGACGATAGTCTTGCCGTCATTCGTGCGGCGAACGCTGTTACGGACAACGATGTTGTCACGCTCGCCCAACTCAACACCTCTGTCGCCAACGCTGGTGTCGCGGACGGTTTCCATCTGAAGATGGGCAACGTCGTGACGGACGGCGATGGTTCTTGGCTTCCGGGCGCGATCACGATCACTGACGACTCCAAAATGTCGGATGTCGTTGACAAGATGAACACGGTCCTCGGTCTTCTGACCCCGCCGAGCCCACCGGCGTTCCCTAACGCCAACGCCCTAACCGTTTCCAACACCTCGGGTAGCACTCCTGTGCTGTCCAACGGCGTTACGGACAATAGCGGCGGCGGCTCTGGCTACACGCCGGGCAGCGCGGTCACCCGCGTCATCACCACCGTCAACTCCAACGCCTTCAACGACATGGGTCCGGGCAACTCTGGCACGGTCCAACTGCTGATCAACGGCACGCTCGTCGGTTCCAAGGCCCTCACGGGTACGGGAGACGCTTCGACGACCAACGGTCTGGTCATCGCTGACCAAAAGGATTTCCCGGTCGCAACGCCGGGCTTCTGGAAGTCGGTTGATATCTCAGTCGCTGCTGGCGCCGATCTGACCGGCATCAACAAATTCAAGCTGAACCACACAGGTGCTGGTGCAACCAGCGATGTGTACTTTGTTCGTGACACCGTCACGGCTGTTCCGGCGGTCACTACCGTTTCGCTGGCGCAAGCCAACGCCGGTACGCTGGCCTATTCGTCGAGCGTACCGCACTACGGAACGGGCGCATCGCTGACGGCGGGTCTGTCGATCAGCAACCTCGCTGGCCAGACCTACTATGGCGGCGCCGACCCGCTGGTGATCTCGGGAACGAACTCGATCTTCTCGGCCGCAACCTACACCTACTCGAACATGGGTCTCACCACGCCGTTCGCCGCCAACACGACGACTGCGCAGGCGATTTCGGCGGTCACCATCACGGTGAACGGTACCACCCACGGCTCTGGCACGGTTTCGGCCATCGCCAAGAACGTCAACGGTTCGAGCACGTCTACGGCTCTGACGGCTCAGGTGGTTCTGGTCAAGAACGGAACGGCTGCTGCGGCCAAGGTTGATGAACTGTCCATCCCGGTTTCGGGACTGGGTAGCTCTCCGAACGCCTTGAATGCTATCCGCGTTAACAAGGGCTCGGGCGACACGCCGAACACGGCGGTGACCGCTTGGTCCAACACCAACACGCTGACCAGCTACGACGCTGCGGTCGTCGCCGGTGTCCTGACCTGCAACAACACCGATTACTCGACCGGCGCATTCCTCCCGATTGGTCCTAACCTCTCGGGTCGTGGAACGGCTCAGTACGCCACGTTCTCGTTCAAGCGTACTGCTCTGTCGCAGTTCAAGATCGTCGTCACCGGCTCCTATGCTGGTTGCTGGATCAGCCTGCCGAACATCTCGGACAACGCGGGTGTCAGCCCGAACGCTCTGGGTGGTGCTTGGTGGAACGCGTTCCAACCCTACGACGGCGCCGGTCTCCCCGGCGAAACCGGCGACACGGTTGCGGGCTGCGCTTCGGGCACGGTCATGAATGGCGCGAGCGGAACGTTCTCGATCACGTTTGGTACGGCTTCGTCCACCAGCGCGACCGGCAACGAAATTCTCGTTCGTTTCCGTCTGAACACCGGACAGTCCATCACCGCTCTCAGCTTTACGAACTAAGGAGGAACCAGATCAATGGCTATTTCTGATACCGAAAAACTGGACTTCCTTTGGAAAAAGGTCATCTACGGCACTTCCAAGACCGCTGGATCGACTGTGAAGTCTGGCTCGAACGAAACGGTTGCTTCCCCGACTCCGGTTTATGCTGGTAACATCTGGGCACAATCGGACTCTGCTGCTATCCCGGCTACCCCGCCTGCCAGCACGACGGCCTATGTTCAGAAATTCGCTGGCGCCTCGCGCGTCCGCTGTACTTCTGACCCGACCGCACCGGCCAACCAGTCGTGGTTCGCCACTTCTACGTACAACGACGTGTCCACCCGCATGACCGATTTCATCCCGACCACTTTTGGTTCGGGTTATCTGGTCAAGGTCTATCTTGGTGATCCGAACAGCGGCAACGCGGCTCGTATCTTCCCCGACACGACCAACGAAGAATATGTCTACGACTACGTCGCGGGCGTTCTGAACTTCACGGGCACAATTCCTTCTGGCAAGGCCGCCACAATCGGCACGGGAACGTTCTCGGCCGCGTCGAACGGTGTGTACCTCGAAGTCTATCGCTATATCGGCGTGAAGGGCGCTTCGGTCACGAAGTCGTCGGTCGTCGCTGACATCGCGGCTCGCGATACCCTGATCGCTGCTGCGGGAGATTTCGTCCACGTCATCGACGCGGGCGGAATTCCGACCGACGCTGCTGCGGGAGAGTATGCCGACTACATCTACGATGGTTCGGCTTGGAAACTCGTGGCAACCGAAGACTCGGCTCGCTCCGACAACCTGACGACCAAGGTGGCCCTCACGGCTGCTTCGACCGGTACGATCTCTCTTGGCAAGGTCGGCAACGGCGCTCGCGTCGTCGAAGTGTCGGTAGAAGTCACGGTCGATTTCGATGGCAGCATCGCGATCAGTGTCGGCGATGCGGGCGACAACGCCCGTCTGATGGGCGCGGACCAAAACGACCTGCAAGGCGCTGGCTCTTATGTCACGACTCCGATCTATCAGTTCCCCACAGGCTCTGAGACGGACATCGCGATCTACGTCACCGGTACCGCGACGGTTGGTGCGGCTAACGTGATCATCACCTACGCCTAATCCAATCTATCAGTAAGCGTAACACCAAGCCCTCGGAAGAAATTCCGAGGGCTTTTTGCTTGACTTATACCTGAAACATGGTACCTTCTCTACATCAACTGGAGAAACCCTTTGTCCCTGAAGCGCAAATTCACGTTCGAAACTGAAGAAGCGTTCTGGGATGCTGTCTTCAGCGATAGCTGGGGCGCGGGACGCAAGTCCAGCCGTTTCAAGGATTACGTGGTTGTCGAGGTCGCTGGCCAACGCAGCATGTTCATCCCGCGCAAGGGCTGGACCCCGATGAAGAACGGACGTGTGCTCGGCGGCAAGAAGGGAGGCCTGTAATGGCTCCCGACATTGGCGACATCATCCAGAAGATTGGTTCTGACCCGTCGAAATTCGAGACCTTTCGGGTCACTGGCTGGATGAAAGCCATGCCCGACATGGTGGACCCCGGCCCCGACGCGTCCTTCATGGATAGTTTTTGTTTCGAACTGTGGCAGGAGGCCGAGGCCAGCGGCGATGGTCGCCATGGCCCGGACAAAAAGCGTCTGATCTGGTGCATTCGCGAAGAAGCCGAGTACGTCTGCGGCGCTGGCGTGTGTGGCGTTCTGTGGCGTATCGCCGACTGCGAAGTCATCGGTCGGGTGAAATGGACGGAAGAGTCCATCGCGTCGGAACGCAACCATGCTCTGTGTTTGGTTGGCGAGAGGTTGATCTAATGCGGGCCGGTTGTTACGAACTCAACGTCTATTGCTCGAACGCCCCAGAATCCAACGAGGACAGCCTGTTCAAGTGCGTGGCGCTCGAAAAGACCCTCAAGGGAGGGTTCATTTCGGCAACCGGGCAAACCGAGCGCGAGTGCATCAGTCAAGTGCAGACTCGCGGCTGGAAAATCAAAATGCGCGACAATCGAGAATTCTGCCCCGGATGCGTAAGGGCTGATCGAGTCTGGTGATTTTTAAGTAGCGCCCAATTGCCGAGGTCATTATAGTTGACCAAATGGAAAATGACCAAATCTGGGCGGACTATCTCGCCGGTGATCATGAAAAAGTCCTCGTGCAAGGCGCGCACGCCGCTGGGGCTCTTCACATCACGGGCCTGTCTCTCGTAGCGCTCGGCCGGTTCGACGAAGCGATCAACATGCTCACGGTCGCCACGATGGCTAAGCCGCTCCCGGTGTGGTTCTCCAACACGATGGTCGCCCTGCTTGAAGCGGGCGAGGCCAAACGCGCACTCGACTACGTCTCGACGATTCCGGCCACAGTCGGCAACGATGGAACCATTCGGTTCATGATCGGCAACGTCTTCGTCGCCAACGACATGAACCGTGAAGCCGAAGAACATTTCGAGGCCGCGACGTTCCACGACCCAACGAACTGGGAATTTCGCCTCAATCTTGGGAATTGCTATCGCAGGCTCGACAAGTTCGACAAGGCGATCCAAGCCTACGACAACGCGGTGCTCCATGCCCCAACCCCCGAAGATGTCATCCGGATCAAGATGAACACGGCCGTCGTCCACAGCGATGACGCGAACTACCGGGAAGCTCTTCGCCTGTTCAATAAGCTAGCCGAGACACCCGGCATAGACAGTCCAGAACTCGACTTCAACCGAGGCACGCTCAACCTCATGCTGGGAGACTTCGAGAAGGGTTGGAAGCTCTACGACCGCCGGTGGGACTGCCCGATGGCTTCCACTGCCAAGGCGGCCTTCCTGCGTCCACGGTTGCCCTCTCTGGAGGCGGCCAAGGGTAAGCATGTTCTATTCTCCCACGAGCAAGGGTTCGGCGACAGCATCCAGTTCGTTCGCTACGCCAAACTTTTGGCTGAGCACTGTGAAGTGACGATCTTGTGCCCGGAACCGTTGGTCAGGTTGTTCCAATGCCTTGGTCTTCCGGTAATCTCGGATCGCAGCCAAATCGACGATTACGACTACGAGTGCCCCATGCTGGACGCTCCGCTGCTGTTCGGTACGACTCTGGATACGATCCCTGCTGCGCCATATCTGATCATCCCTGACGACATCATCCACGATCATCGAGCATTGTTCGGGGGAGCCCTTGACATGTCCGGCTGGCTGAACGTCGGCCTTATATGGGCCGGTGAGGATCGGCGAGATAATCCCGAGATGCGGGCCATGGATGCCCGGCGGTCGATTGACGTTCGCATGTTCAAGAAAATCTTCGACGACGATCCGGTCACCGAGGACTCGATCAAATGCACGTTCTTCAATCTCCAGTACGGCCCTCGGAATCGCGACATTCAGATGGCCAACATGCTGCACGACAACTTCGATGCGTACATCGTCCCGCTGGCAGACAACGGGATCGATGATTTCCTCGACACGGCCGCCTACATGAGGAACCTCGATTTGGTCGTGACCGTGGACACAGCGGCGGCACACCTCGCGGGCGCCATCGGCGTTCCAGTCATCCTTCTGTCGCGATATGACGGCTGCTGGCGGTGGATGGAGGCTGGGTATGATACTCCATGGTATCCGACCATGGAAATCCTCAGGCAAGAGGCTCCGAACCATTGGGAGCCGGTGATGGAAAAATTGTATCGGGAACTGTATATTCGCTCTAATTAAGGTCGAACTAAATACGGGGCATGAGCCCCCTCGATCCCTACGATTTCTTCATCAAGAACGCCATCACGCCGGACGAACCCAAAGAGGTCGATCCCAAACTCAAACGAGCGCAGAGCCTCGTCGGTACGTCCGCTGGGCGGCCGGATGATGATTTCTATCCTACGCCTCCTGAGGCGACCCTAGCCTTACTCGCGAACGAAACCTTCGTTGGTGACATCTGGGAGCCAGCCTGTGGAGACGGTGCGATCAGTCGGGTTTTGGAGGATCACGGGTTCACCGTGAAGTCCACGGACCTGAACTATCGCGGCTACGGTGTGGGGAACCGTGATTTTCTGCATGAATTCCCGGCGTTCAACGAGGATGCCAACCCGACGAACATCATCACGAACCCTCCGTTCAAACTGGCTGAAGAGTTCATCTGGAAATCTCTGGAGATGACGGCAGACAATGGCGGCAAGGTCGCCATGCTCTGCAAGCTCCAGTTTCTGGAAGGCATCAAGCGCAAGAAGATGTTCGAGGCCACTCCTTTGGCCAGAGTTCATGTTTTCTCCAAACGCATCACCATGTGGAGAAATGGTGAAGCCAAACCATCGTCTTCGATGATTGCATTTGCGTGGTTCGTTTGGGATCATAAATACAAGGGTGAACCAATCATCAGATGGATTTAAGGCGAGCCGAAAAGAAGCCTTGATTGCCGGAGATAAGTTTTTCTTCACCGGTCTATTGTGTAAACGAAATCATTTATCTGCGCGTAGGACGGACAATAGCAGTTGTGTCCAATGCTTAAATGATCGTTCGCGGACATATTATAACGAAAACATTGAAGACGAGAAATCGAAATCTCGAAGCAGAAAATCACGCCGCTATGCCGAAAATCCCGAGCCATTCAAAGAGGCCGAGAGGAAACGTCGGGCCAAAAACCCTGAACGGTTTAAGAAACAAGCTCAAAATTATTATGATAAAAATCGCGAAGAGCGCAAGGCGGTTGTAACTGTCTACCGAGAGGCGAACCGTGAATATATAAGTGAACGGAAAAAACAAAAATATCAATCACTGACTGATATTGAGAAGTTGGCTAGAACGGAGATACGACGAGCGAAATGGGATGATAACCCAGAACTTCGAGACAAGTCTTATAAAAAAGCGAAAGAATATCGAATAAACAATCCCGATAAAGTCAGAGCGGGACGTGTAAATTATCTGGCTCGTTTGCGAAATGCTCCGGGAGATATCACCAAGGACGATATTCTGGCATTGCATGACAAACAAAATGGGCTCTGTTTCTATTGTATCGAACCTTACACGGATTATCACGCAGATCATTACATTCCACTCTCCAAGGGTGGAACTAATTATCCAAGCAATATCGTGATTGCGTGTCCGACATGTAACCTACGAAAGAAAGATCGCATGCCGGACGTATTCTTGGCTCTGATCAGAGCTTGATGCCGAGCAGGTCGAGTTCTTCCTGCGACATGGCGGATTGCAGCTTGGCCTGCGCGGCGGCCTTGTCGTTTTTGGCCTTGAGGATCATATCGACGTTCATCTCGACCGTACCGATGACGTAGTCCGACAGGAGGTAGGTGTGGCCGTCGAATTCGATCACGCGACCCTCGCGGACGGAGCCCTCGCTATTGTAGTAACCCTTACCCTGCGCGGCGGCCTTCGCAAGCGCTTCGGTGTCGAACACGCCAACCAGAGCCCCAAGACGGCCGTATTCATTGGCGGTTTCGAAGGCGGTGAAAACTCTCCGGATGACGGGGTGCGGCATAATGGGCTCCTGCGAATGTTGAAAGCACCATAAGGCATCTGTACTTCACAGTCAACCTCTTCTTTGCCTCAAACACAGAAAAACGGCCGAGTGATCCCGGCCGTTTCTCTATCTTTCGGAGACGTTGTCTTAGCGGGCGGCTCGGGTCTTCCCGAACATGGCCACCATGTCATTGCTGGTGATGCTGACGTAGCGGTCAGCTTGGCGGCGCAGGTCTTCGGAAACTTGGGTGTCTTCCGAGATGATGGTCACGCGCACGCCACAGTCCTGCACGGCCGCGACCAGCGGGGCGAAATCGCCGTCGCCCGAGAACAGCAGGATGTGATCGACCTTGCCGCCGTAGGCCGCTTTCAGCATGGCGATGGCGATTTCCATGTCCATGCTGTTCTTGACGCGACGCTGGCCTTCACGGTTGGTGAATTCCTGCGCGGGCTTGGTGTGCATCACGAAGCCGTTGAAGCTCAGCCAATCGACGAGCTTCATCGCTGGAGCGTAGTCGTTCGCGTCGCTGGCCACGGCGGTGAAATAGTTGGTGCGGACGTACTTGCAGACATCGTCCGTTTCGAAGTGCTGGATCAGCAGCTTCCAGTCGAAGTCCTTTTCGGTGCGCTTGACCGAATTGTAGAAATTCGGGCCGTCGATGAAAATCATCACGCGTTCCGAGAACGCTACCCCAAAGGGGGAAACCACATGCGTCATAATTGCTCCAGAATGTATCGCGGCTATCTGCCGCCGTATCGCAAACTGGAACATACACAAAGAAAATAGCTCGTCAACTATTTTTAGAAGGCAAGCTGTAGAAAATGTGATTGGCGACCTTACTAACTGGAACCATTTCACTTGCCCAGTAAGGTTTTACAGCCGTGGTGTGATAGTAGACCGCCCCATTTGTAGGATCAGGCGACTTGTCACTCAGGATTTCGCGGGCGATCTTGTTAGCCTTCTGCCATGCCACGAAATCTCTATAGGAACCACTGGTTTTGAATTCAGCGAACCATTCGTCGAAATCTCGACCATCTGGCGCGCGTCTATCCCGAACCATGGCCCAGATGTTAGCCATGTCTTTTATAGCGGCTCTATTTGGATCACCGGAATTCCAGCAAGAGAATTGCTTGTCCTTCTTGATCACGCCCGGTAGACCGATACCGAACATCTTCTTGTGAGCATCAACGCGGTTTTTGATGACGTGCCCCACGGCGTTCATGCCCTCGGCGCCATGGCCGCGAGCTTCACCCCAGATCGTCGCAGTCAGAACCGCCACGTCGCGGCTGTACGACGTGGCGGCCGGTTGATCCTTTACCACCGAGTGCCCAACAGGGGTTGCCAGTAATGCTCCACCCAGCATAGCCGCACCAAGCGTCTTGCGGATGTCCTCGTCGATCATCTCGTCAGTAAAAAGTTCGTTTACGCGCATCCTTTATTTATCGGATGACTTACAGCTTTTCACCCGGAACAGTTCCTCGGAAACCCTTGAATCGTGGGAAACGAAGCGAATAGTTGTTGGTTCCGATATTGTCACCTTCCTGCGAAAAAGCATCGGCCCTGACTTCGACGATCATGCCCATCACGAGCGATTGATCTTCCCAGAATTCCCGAACCTGTTTGTCGGTGAAACCGCCTCCGACATTGACCTTGATGAACTTGCCATCGTCCTCGCCTTCGCAGACCAAGGCGCCGAGCAAACCCTTTCGCTTGCCTTCTTCCTTACCAATGTCGACTCCGACCACGGTCAGACTGACTTCGATGAACGGCTTGACCTTCAGCCACGAGGCGGTTCGACGGGTCACGTAGGGTGCCAGCGGGTCCTTGACCATGATGCCTTCGTAACCGGCCTCGACGGTCGTCTTGTTGAACTCGGCAAAAGTCTTCTGACCGTCATCGGTGTCCAGATCGACCAGCAACTTAGGAATCACGTAGACCAGACCGTTGGTGATCTGGAAATGACCCTGCTCCTGCATTTCCACCAAGAATCCGTGGCGTTCTTCCTGTGTCTTATCGCACTTACCCTCGAAGAAATCCTTCTTGGGAACGATGTCGAACACCGCCAGCCGGGCGAGGCTGGTGTCCACGTCAGAGCGACGGTTGACCTGACGCATCAGGTCTTGGAAACTTTTGGAAACGACCTCCCCGTCGAGAACCATCGACACCGGGATAACGTCCAGCAACGGGGTGAGCGCGGTGGTGATCTCGGTGAAATTCTCGTTGGGCTTGCCCTCGCGAGTGTACTGGATGACGCGACCGAGTTCCTTATCCAGAACCGTCAGCAGGCGCACGCCGTCGAGCTTGGCATCCAGCAGCTTGCGACCGGCAACCTTCTTGGTGTGAGCCGGATCGGAGCCGTCCTTGGCCAGTTGGCACGAGAACACGTAGGTCAGGAGCGCATGGGCCTGCGCAGCCCAAGCCGAATGTTCCTCGACAATCTTTAGTAGAACCTTGTTGGTCGTGGACACGTCCACACCGCACTTCAGGTCTTTCAGCAAGATGCGACGGAAGAAACCATTCCACTCGGCGATGTTGCTGTTGTCAGCCGCTTCAATCAGGGCATCCCGCGCGGCGTGTCCGGTCAGTTGCCTAGTTTCCAGCTTGCTTGCCAGTTCGACTAGGTTGTCGAAGTTGAAAGAGAACGGACCTTCGTCCGTTTCGTCGTCTTCGATGTATGGAGCTTTCTTGATCCCGTAGGTGATCATCTTGTCGAATGCCATTCGGGCTCCGAGGAAGAACGTTCGTTCTCCGGAGAGGAAGGCTTCAGTCAGGATTTTTTCTTTTTCGAGACGAGAATTCGTCGCCTCAAGGGCGTAGATAATATCGATCGTGGACAATGTTATGCCTTGTAAAAGGCAACCACTCTACTCATCCAATTGAATACGGACTTGGTAAGAGAAATTGCGAAAAAAATGGGCCAGAGAAGGGCTCCGGGAATAGTCCTCTGCGGGCAGTCTTCAATGAAGACTTCCCCGTGCGCTAGCTTGTAGTGAGCCCACAATGCAACTCCTACAACCAGCCAGATGACAAATGCCACGGCCATAAATCTATTTTCTGTTAACCATATTTCTAACGCAATATAAATCAGCCCTTACGCAGCAGATTCATGATACTTTCCAATTCACTCTTGGAGATAACCGTGTACCCCTGATCGTTTAGGAGGTCCAAGAGTCCTTGTGGTTGATCGTAATCAACCGTCTTGTACTTATCCGGAAGCTCGTGCCATTGGCGCAAAAGCGGATGAGTCTTGTTGCTAATGCTGACCGTCAGTCCATAACGCCATCCACCATCGGTGCGTTCCTTGAACCAATCATCATGCTGTTTCTTCGCCCACGCGGTGCATAGCTCGGTGAAACTGTGGTCCTTGATCTCAATGGACGGGAGGTCCATCGCATTATTGGCCTGAGCCGACGACACCTCAATATCGAAATCAACGTCGGGGTTTTTCTTCGTGAAATGCTCGACCATCGGCTCAATCTCAACATCTGTCATGTCGCGTGTCAGCGGAATGATGTATTCAAATCCATCCGTGGTCTGACGACATACCATAGATGCACTGCGGCGGCCGGTATCATCGGTGGTTTGGCAAGTCGTCATAATGCCATTAGGGAGCATATCCTTGGCGGCTTTGAACCATGCAGACACTGTTTCGTTCGGAAGCTCTTTCCCGACGACGAGTTTTGCATAACGTTGGATGTTGACTGGTTCGTTCATCATTTCCACCAAATTTCACAAATATTTAGCAAGCGATTCATAAGGAAAAGGGCGGGAACCGAAGTCCCCGCCCTCAAACTTTTCAAAAGAGGGGCCTAAACCCCTCTCCGAAATTAGGCCGCCATGTACTCGACATAGACCTTGGCCGAGCCAGTGCCCGAAACCGCGCCAGCGATGGTAGCTTGGATCGTTCCATCGACGTAGTCCTTGGCCGTATCCACAATGTAGATACCAGCAGAGCCTTCATCGATATCATTCGCGCCAGCCAGTTCGTTGGACGTACCTTCAGCCGAACCAACCGTGATCGTGACACCCGAGTTGAAGGCGCCGGTGATCAGCACACGAATGCGCAGAACCGTTCCGGTGACTTCGTCGAGGGTAACCGCGCCGTTGGTTTCAGTCAGGGTCGCAACGATGGTCTTGACGTGACCGACTTCGGCGGCGGCGATTGCCGTGCCGAGTTGGCCGAGATTGACCGCGTCAGTCGAAGCAACAGCGTTACCCACGAACAGGACGCGAGCGTTCGAGACGCTGACGTTGCCGAGGCCCTTAGGAGCCCAGACGAGGTCGAGGTTCGAACCCGTGCCGTCAACACCGAACTCAACCGAGTTCGTGCCGTTGGTGACCGTAGCGAAGGCCGTAGCGTTCGCATCGCCATAGAACTTGGCGATAGCCGTGCCGTCTTCGGCGCCGACCGTGATTTCGTCCGACAGCAGGAGCAGAGCGCCGCCGCCGAAACCACCAGCAACGGTCATCGAGTAACCGTCGTCGGCTTGGATCACACCAACGCCGGTCTCACCGATGATGACGTGGCCGCTACCTTGACCAACCAGTCGCAGATCAACATCCGTACCCAGACCCGTAGCGCGCAGAGCGATCTCACCAGCCACGCCAGCGTCGATAGCCAGCTTGGAGTCGGTGTCGTCAGTGGAAACAACGGTCAGGACCGTGGTCGCCGTGCCAGCAACGTCGAGCTTGGTTTCGATCAGTTGAGCAGCAACGTGAACCGAGTTCAGGTTATCTTCGGTACGGATCGTGTCTTGCGACAGGTTCGCGACCGAGTTGGCCAGATCGAACAGAGCCGTGTCGAGCAGGTTGTCAGCACCCTTCAGCGACGTGGCGTTGGCGATGTAATGCGCCGTGGCGTTCGCAGTATAGGTACCGTCCGCGCCGAGACCCGCGCCCAGTTCGATGGCGTTGATTTCGGTAGCGGCATTGCCAACAGTCGAAGACAGAGCGACAACAGTGTTCGACAGCGTGGAGACATTGGCGTTCGTGTTGGCTACCGTGCTCGTCAGAGCGACAACAGTGTTCGACAGGGTCGAAACGTTAGCGTTCGTGTTGGCAAGATTGGCGGCGGCAGCGACTACGGTGTTCGACAGCGTGGAGACATTCGCGTTCACAAGATCAACGCGACCCGACAGGATAACAACATTGGCGTTCGTGTTAGCGATATTAGCGGCCAGAGCAGCGTCGCCGTCCGCGCGGTCGATGATTTCGTCTGCCAGATCAGCAGCGACATCAGCAATAGCGTTAGCGTAGTCAGCGGTTTCCAGAGCATCGACGCGAGCCGTCAGAGTGACGGCATTGGCGTTGGTGTTGGCGATGTCAGCAGCCAGAGCCGTGTCAGCAGCTTCCAGATCGGACACAGCGTCGGCGAGGTCCGAAGCGACGTTCGCAACCGAGTTGGCGACCAGAGCGGTAGCAGCAGCGGCAGCGTTAGCAGCGTTCGTGACTTCCAGTTGACGAGCAGCGGTATAGGCTCCGTCGATGGAGACGGTGTAACCAGTGTCAACCGTACCGGCAACGTCGATTTCGCCAGCGGTACCGGCGACGGTCGAGTCGGTGTTGTCGATCTTGTCGATGGTTCCAGCGTTGTTCCAGACCAGACCATCATTGGCGTTGTAGAAGATAGCGTCTTCGGTATTGTCACCAGCGGTGAACCAACCAGCAACCGTGATCTTGTAGTAATCGCCCGGATTCTTGCCATCAGCCGCAAGTTCACGAACGTCGATAGCGCTCGCCGCGTCGATGCCATCAGTACCGTCCAGAACGCCAACGTAGTTGAAGGCGTTACCCAGAGCGGCAACCTTGGCTTCGACCCACTGCATGTTGGCAGCGTCGGTGTCGAGAACCGGGTCAGAAACGTTGTGGATGACGTTGTTGCCCATGTTCAGAGCACCGGTCATCGCAACCGAACCGTTCTTCAGAACAGCGTTGGCGGTCAGAGCAGCCAGATCGTCGGCGACATCAACGATGGCGTTGGAGTTCAGCGAGTCGGCAGCAACGCGAGCGTTGGTTTCGGCCAGCAGATCAGCAGCAACATCAGCGATAGCGTTGGAGTTCAGCGAGTCGGCAGCAACGCGAGCGTTACCTTCATCCGACAGGTCTTGCGTGAGTTCGGCGATAGCCGCGCCGTAGTCAGCAGCTTCCAGATCATCAACTCGACCCGTCAGGGTGACGACGTTGGCTTCCAGTTCAACGACCGAGTTCGTCAGGCCGCCCGTGGTGGCTTCGACAGCATCAACGCGAGCCGACAGAGTGACGACGTTGGCGTTAGTGTTGGCGACGTTCAGAGCAGCTTGGTTGGCTGTAGCATTGGCAATAGCCGAGGCAGCAACTGCGTTCGCAGCGGACGAAGCAACAGTGCCGATGGCGCCGTCGAGAGTTTCGACCGCACCGACGAGGTCCGTAGCGTTGGCCAGATAGTTACCAGCGGCGAGGGTCAGCGTACCGTCCGGAGCCAGACCGACCGAAGTCTCAACCTGATCAAGTTCCGACTGGGCAGCGATAGCGTTGGCAGCGGCATTGGCCACGTCCGAAGCCAGAACCGAGTCAGCGAGGACACGAGCATCGACTTCAGCCTTCAGGCCGGTGTCGAGCAGAGATTCGGCGTTGAACAGAGACGTAGCATTGCCCAGATAGTTCGATCCGACCGGGGCAGTGTAGGAACCGTCAACGCCGAGACCGGCGCCGAGTTCGATAGCATTGAGTTCGGCCAGAATAGCAGCCGTGTTCGACGCGACGTTCGCGACAGCGTTTGAAAGCTGTCCGAACGTGACGGCATCGCCCGCATTAGTACCTTCCGCGATTTGGAAGCGAACGAAGGCATTGCCCGCCGCATTCTTAGCCGCGAACGTGCCTTCGGTCTGGGTGAGGCGTGCGCCGCCCTTACCAAACTGCACATCAGTACCAACACCGACCATACCGAAATTTTTGATATTAGCCATATGTGAAGTTCTCCTATAGGTGATACCTCACGCAAGCCAATGTGCCCGCGTGGGAAGCGTTGATATTTAGCCCGTACCTACGGAAATTTAGGTATAAGTGATTGCAACAACTACTCTTCCAGTAATGGAGTC